ATAACTTGATCAGAAGTCATTGGCATTTCAGCACCAACCATTCTTAAGAAACCTGATAACGTTCTGTTACCATATCTCTCTACTTCTTGCTCATAAAGCTCTGGTAAATATTGTTGAGCAAAATCATTTGCTCCACCAGTAAAGTTTAAATAGTTGTTGGCTAAAAGTTGTTGTTGTTGACTCGGGATTATTGACCCGAATTGTGGGGATAAAGCCATAATTGTTTAATTTTTAATTGTTAAATTTTCTTGTTTTTATTTTTAATTTTGATGAATCTAATCCACTAATCGACTTTACTTTTAACCCGTTTATAAAAACATTACCATCAGCAACTTGCCTAGGTTTGTCTTGAGAAGGGTTTTTAGAAGAGGAGATAACGTTTTTAACACCATCCGCTTTTCCTTGTTCATAAAAATGATGAGCAATTTTATCAGCATTCATAGCAGCATACATTGCCTTATGATACCCACCTGTGTCTACAATATTTCCTTTATCATCAGAATATTTTCCAATAAAATTTTGTACATCAGATTGAGTTTCACCAACTTTAACAGGATCTTTGACACCATACCTAAATTTCTTTTCACCAACATTGAAATCAAAACCTTTGAATTCGTTGTTAAATAGTTTTTTAGTATTGTCTCTAAAATCACCATGTAGTTGCTTGGTAATTTCTTGTTGCTTTTTGTATTGATCGAAGAAACTTACAGCTTCTTGTTGTTCTTGAGTAACGCCCGGTCTCAACTTGATATCGTCGTAATATTTACTTTTTGAACTTTCTAAAAACTTTGTAGCTTCCGCAACTTCTTCTTTAAACGCAAGTTTCTTTTTTCTTATCTCTCTTGGTTCATCTACATCTTCTTCAAATTCAAAATTATCTTCCATTAAGAAAGAAATTTCTTCTTGATTTAAATGAGGTTTTGATTGAGTGTAATATTCTCTAAGTACTTGCGAGGAACTTAGTTTTGAATAATCTTTATTTAATGATACGTAGTCTTCTACTGTACCACCAGTTTCTTCCATAAAATTAACTAGCTTTTCAATGTTTTCAGGTAATTGTTTACCTAAAACTTTTTCATCTCTAATAGCTTCTTTAACTTCTTGTTTTATTTCTTTTACTTCTTCTTCAACTATTTCTTGGATTGGTGAAATGTCTTCAATATCGGAGCTGGGCTCTGGTACTTGTTTGTCCACTTCAACCATATCTCTGGTTTGTTTTTCTTCAGGAATTCCTCCTGTTTCTTCGACACGAACGGCATTATCTTCTGTTTTAAGAGTTGGTATTTCTACCTTAATAACATCTGGAATTATTTCTCCAGTTGCTTCAGGTTTAGTTAAATCTAATTTAATAGTCTCGTTTTGAGATTTACTATCAAATTTTTTCGGTGTTTTAGTTTTTAATTTAAATTCACCTTCCTGCTTAACAGGTTCATTTGTTTTTGTTTCTTCTGACATGATAAAATATTATATAATTATTAAATAGTTTAGACGCTAGGCGGCATCATATTTTGTAAACCAAAAGTGCCTAATTGTGATGTGCCAGCGCTTTCAAAATCTTTAGGCGCTCCATCTGTTTGTCTTTGGTTGATTAATTGACTTTGTTGTGTTCCTTGTAGTTTTACTCTTTTGTCTTTTCGATCTTCTATTTCAGATTCTTTAGTGCTTATCGTTTGTTTTTCTATCTGAGCTAATTGCTTTTGATATTCAAATTCTTGCGCCATTAATTGTTTTTTAATTTCAAGATCTGTTTGCATTCTTTGTATTTCAAACTGAGATTTAGCTTGCTCTAATTGAACCTTAGACTGTGTCATAGCTTCGTTTTTTTGAACTTCAGCCATTGCAGCAGCTTCAGAAGTTTTTGCATTAGCCTGAGCCTGAGCTTGAATCATCTGCTGTTGTTGTTGTTGGTCTCTTGCTAGTTTCTTTTTACGCTTTTGCTTTAACAATTGATTAGCTAGTTTAAGATTTTTTATTTGTCTTATATCTATAGCATCTTCTAAATCAATACCACCACCCTGTAAGGCTATTTGGATATTGTTTTCTAGTAATTGTTGTTCTTCTTCTTCTGGTTCTAATTCTAAGAATATACCAAAATCATGCAAATTTAAATTACTTATTTCAGCTAATGTTCTAGCGTTAAATAAAGATATACTTTCAATTAAAGCATTATGAGTTAAAGGAAACTGTAATACGTCTGTTATTTTTAATGATACGTTTTCACATATTCTAAGAGCTAAATATAAACTAGCTTGATTAATGTGTTTAGTAGCTATATTAGATTGATTAGCTGCCATTTTAGCAAGACCTACTAAAGCATCTTTATCAGGCATGCTACCATCTCTAGCTTCATTAAGCCCGGTTACATCACGTATCATTTGTAAGTAATATTGATAAGTTTGTATTAAACTTTGTAGTTTTGCGCCTCCTGAAGAAGATGTTAATTCTTGAATAGGCACTTTACCTCTATTTAATTCACCATCTTGAGTAAGTGATCTACCAACTATAGAACCAGTTTGAAAATACATGTTAAGTGCTTCTGCTGGATTATAGTTAGTGCCATTACCTAAATCAACTTCAGCTAAACCATCCATATCTAAAAACACACCATCCGGCACCATACGCGCTAGCACTTGTTGCATTTTTAAATGAGTTAATTGAATCATATCAGCAAAGCCTGTTATTTTACTAACTAACGATTCTATTTTACCTTTATACATTCTTGGTGCACATAACGCGTAGTTCATTTCTACTTTTGTAGAATCTGCCATAGGTCTAGTCATGTTTTCTGATAGCTCCCATTTTAACAAGGTATTAGTGCCTAGTACTTTAACACCTGAGTACAACACCTCTATGCTACGAGATACTTTATCATAAGTATCAGCAGGAGGAGGGTTAAATTCATCTGTTTTTTGTATTATTTTTTCTAATCCGTTTTCGTTATATTTTAATTTAAAAACTTGATTCATATAAGTTTTATATTCAAAATATAAAATTTGAACAGTATTATTATCATAGTTTCCCCAACCAGTTACATATTGACTATTCCCTGGCATTTTTTGTATGCGTTCTAACTCTTCGTTAGGCATAGCAGGAAATTGTTTTTTCAGTTCTGGTATAGTTAGTGATTTAACTTCTCCAACATAATAAATATCTTCAAAATTTGGATCTTCTGTATAAGAATATATAACATAAGCTGGATCAACATAGTCTATTTCAATTCCATTTGATTTGTTAAATGTTGTCTTTGCGCAAGCAATTCCACAAGTTACTAAATCCATGTTTAATCTACGCTTAGTTAGCTCCCATTTATTCCTAGCCAATGTAGTTGTTATAGCCTCTTCTTCAGCAATTTCTATTGATTGCTTATAACTTAACTGCATGTGCAATTCAAGCTCTTCCATTGTTTGAGGCATTTGATCTTTTGGAATATTAGATTGAGAAGCATCTATTCCAAACATTTTTTGCATTTTATTTATTTGAGCTTGAGCAAACATATCTTGTGCTATAGCATTAGCGTGATTAGTTCTTTTCTTTACTGACTCAGGGTCTTGAGCAAATGCTTTTATTTCAAATTGTTTATTAGATATACCATTAACTACAATGTCAACAAATTTAGATATAACAGGTACTGGTTTCCAGTCTAGGTTTAGATAAGATAAATCACCGTTTATGGATAGTTCATCTTTATATTTTTGAACTGGTTGCTCACCTCTTGCGTATAATCTTAAATAATGATAATTATTAAAACTAGTTAAGTATCTATTACCGTTAGTCCTACCTTGATTAAACCACTCAGTTTCAATAGCCGATGCTACTTGAGAACCATACTCCCATGAAGCTTTTTCCGCGTCTGGTACTACCTGGCTTGGAAAAGCACTATTTGAATTAGTATTTATTTTCATTTATTGAATTATTTTTGACGTTTCTCCCTTGTTGTTAAATTTTTTAAATCCTAAGTTGTAGATTTTTCTTTCAACTTGAGGGTTTGGTCGGTATTTATTCTTATTACAAGCCATTATAGCTAAACCTGAACTAATAGAAGCATCGTGAGATGTTCTGTTATTTATATTAAACTTAGCCCAATCTTCTAAAGTTCTTTGAAAATACATATCTCCATAGTCACCATTAGCTAACAAACCTACGTGATCTTCTATATATGATTCTATAGCCGCGGCATGAGCTTGTTTAATGTCTTCACTTGAATTAGGTATACCACCTATTTCTCTTTCTGTGACAGATAATTTATTATAAACCTTATCTGGTCTGTTTATAGAATAACCTCTATAACCTCTTCTTTTAAAGTAATACAGTAATCTAGGTTTGTTGTTTTCTGCAAGTATAGGCATGCCATAAAAAACACAAGCCATTAACACATCTTCAAAAAATATTTCAGCTGTCGATGGACGAGCAATGTATTCTAAGAAAAAATGATTAGGCGGAACGTTTTCCATACTAAACTTTGTTAAGCCTGTTAAAGCTCCGTTAGAACCTCTTCTATCAACTGTTCCTGATATGTCGTAACTATCACAACCAAAAGCGCCACAGTGTTCGTTGCCAGGATATTTTAATCCGTTNTTTGCTACTACCTTATTTTGTAGTTCTATTGGCGGAACCCATGAAACAAAGAATCTACCTCTGTTGTTAGGGTTGA